CTGCTTCTTTTTCTATTTCGTTAAAGAGTTTCATATTCCTAGATCATCCTCTGTGAGTATTTTGAATTCCAATAATCTATCCGCACAATATTCTTTTGCCGCTTTCCACTTTGCCTGATTTTTTGCATATTCATGAACTTCATTAATCCAGTTTTTAGTTCTTCTTTTTGGATTTTGTGGCGGACCTAGGACTTGTTTCTTTGGTTTAATTTCAATAAGATACTTTTTTATTTGCCCAGATTTATCACGAACTTTGATGTAGAAGTCTGGAAAATATCTATGCACTTTTCCGTCAAGTGGAGACATGTATGGGACTACAATTTCTTCACTACCAAATTCTAATATGTTTTCATTATCGTCACAATACTTTAAAAATTTCAATTCCCAAGAAGATCTGTAAATTACATTGGTTGGATCACCTTTGTATTTTTGATAGTTCTTTACTTTATATCTTCCTTGGTAATACTGGCGCATATCTCTTATACATATTATAGATGCAGTAACTATTTATTTTTAGATGCCGTTCCATACACAAGAAGATCCAAGGAAGTTGACGCGCTCCATTGGTAGTGTGATCAATACTTTCTCAAAGGTATCTACAACAACATTCTTTAAAGTTACTTTTCCAATTAACGGTGGATTAAAAAGTTGGTTGAATAATACTGGTATTTACGACTTTACCGAAACTGATGGTCTTGATGGGATGGAGAAGATAGAATTGCTGTGTTCAGAAGCAATTCTCCCAGGACCTTCATTTAAGAAAACTGAGGTACTTGGTAATAGGCAGGGTATGAGAGAAAGTTATCCTGTCTTAAGAGCATTCCCTGAAGTGCAGTTGACTTTTTATGTGGATAAGCAACATGCAGTAATTAGATTCTTTGAGGAGTGGTGTAATTATATTAATCCTTTGTATGATAATAATAGAGTAATACAGTCTAGCAGACGCGGACAAAATGACAGTGGTGCATTCAATAAAAATGCTACCTACAAAATGAAATATCCAGATTCATACTGTCAGAATTTTCTAATCACAAAGTTTGAGAAAGATTTAACTAATGTATATGGTGGATCTATTGCAAACTCTGCATATTATACTTACGAATTTTTAAGAGCATATCCATCTAGTGTTCTTGCAGCACCAGTTTCATATCAAGGATCTCAAGTCTTAAAATACACAGTTGTGTTTGATTATATGAGATATATTACAAGAAGAACTCCTCAAGGAGCGACGGCATTTTCATTTCCGATTGGTGCTACAAGCACTCCTCAAAATACTGAAACACAATCTTCTCCTCTTGGAACTCCTGGTGGCACCACTAATACTCAAAGACTTGTTCCTGTGAGGGGAAATAGTGGAGTTGTATTTTATGATGCAACAATAGATACTAGAACCAGCGCAGAAGTTAGTGGCAACTTCTTCAATTCTCAGGGATTACCAGTAATCAACTAAATAAAAATAACTGAATTAATTGTATGCCTTTACCAACAGTTGCTACGCCAACTTATGATTTGGTTCTACCATCAAATAATAAAAAAATCAAATACAGACCCTTTCTTGTAAAAGAGGAAAAGATTCTAATTATTGCGATGGAATCTAAAGATCCTCAGCAGATTACCAATGCAGTAAAGCAGGTTATTTCTAACTGTATTCAAACCAAGGGAATCAAGGTTGAGGAACTTCCAATTTTTGATATTGAATATGTATTCTTGAATATCAGAGCAAAGGCTATTGGAGAAGCAATTGAATTAATTATAACCTGTGGTGATGATGGGGAAACAAAGGTTCCCGTTACAGTATATGTTGATGAGATTAAAGTTGAAAAACCAAAAGGTCATACAAATAAAGTATCTATTGATGGTGGATATAATATTCAATTGAAGTATCCATCCTTGGAACAATTTATAGGAAATAATTTTGACATCTCGAATAAATCTTCTGAGAATCTTGAGAAGTCTGCAAAATTAGTTTCCATGTGTATTGATATGGTGTATAATGATGAGGATTGTTGGGCAGCATCTGATTGCACTGAAAAAGAAATAATGCAGTGGGTTGATTCTTTGAGTCCTAAAGACTACAAGAAAATTGAAAAGTTCTTTAAGACTATGCCTAAACTATCACATACCATCAAGGTTGTAAATCCAAACACGGAAGTTGAGAATACTATCGTTTTGGAGGGTTTATCCGATTTTTTCGCATAGCCCTGGCAAAGGAGGATTTGGAGACATTCTTCAGAATCAACTTTGCCTTGATGCATCATCATAAATACTCTTTGACTGAAATTGAAAATATGATTCCTTGGGAAAGAGAGATCTACCTTGAATTGTTGAAACAGCACATAGAGGAATTAGAAGAGAAGAACAGAAATGTCGGATGATCAGCAAAAACCAAACATAATAGATATCCGCAAGTTCTTTGGGGGTAAATCTTTATCGTCTGCTGATGTCAAGGTAAATAAAACTCAGGTACTAAAAACTGAACCATCTTTTATTGCTGCTCCAGAATTAGCATCATTATTGGATGTTGTTGCTACTAGTGTAGAAGATAAGAATAATTACGCAGAAAAAATAAAATCTGATGAAAGACTTAGAGTAACAGAAATTGCTCGCCAAGATCAGTCTGATAGCAGATTTCAATCAATCCTAAACTCTTTAACTCAAGATGTAAAGGGACTTAGAACTTCTTATGATAATATCATAGAGACATTAAACAAGGATAGACAGTTAAGAGAGAAGGAAGCGAGAGAGCGAGAGGATTATATAAAAAGACAGAGTGCAGAATTAAGTAAAGAAAGGGTTGGTGAATCTTTACTTATGCCTTCAAAAGTACAACCAGGGCAGTCTTTTACCGAAGATGTTGATGTGTCTGAAGACACTGGGGAAGTTGGAATAGGTAAACTTTTGGGTGCTGCCAGCGGACTTGGATTGATAAGCATGTCTCAAATATTTGGAGGATCTCCAGAAGATTATGGTGAGGAACCTGAAAGTGATGGAAAAACCTATTCTGCTGGAAATTACGATGCAACTAAATTAACACAACTGGCAAGAAGTGTTGGAATGCCTGAGAATAAAATTCCAACCATGGTTGCTATTGCTCTGGCGGAGTCTGGTGGAGATTCTGGATCACATAATCCAAATGCAAAAACTAGAGACAATTCCTATGGATTGTGGCAAATTAATATGTTTGGGGATTTGGGTCCAGATAGAAGACAGAAATTTGGAATAGAATCTAATGAAGAACTTTTTGATCCAGTAACAAATGCAAAGGCAGCAAAATATGTTTTGGAGAAAGGTGGTGGATTGACTGCTTGGTCAACTTATAAAGGTGAGGGTAAAGGTAGATATGCAGAGTTTTTGGAATCTGCAAATAAAGCATATCAAACCACAAAGGCAGAACCTGCAAAACCAAAACCAGCAGCAACAACTTCTTCAACAAATACTAAAGGGTCTCCAGAGACTCAATCTAGTGTTGAACCACAAGAACCTACTATTCCACCTACGGAACCTTCTCAAGAAGTTTCAGAGACTAGTGCAAAATCTAATGAAACTCAAGTTGCAGTAAAGGAGAGGGAAATGGAACCAAAGGTATTGCAGGCAAATAATACCTCAGCAACACCTCCAGTTATTGTAATCCCAGGTCAACAAGGAACTCGAACCGCAGCATCTCAACCATCTAGACAATTGAGTGAGGATCTTGCATTCTTCTCATCTACAAATCCAGAAAATTTATACATGTTCTCTAACCTAAGAGAATTAAACTTAGTATAATATGACAAAAACATTAGTTGAAGTCAATACTGATACTGCAATTGATTTATCAGAGGAGATAAAAAGTATCACCTCTAGAATGAACTCGTTTTTAAATTATCTACAATCAACAGATAAACGATTTCACGTTAAGCAGTTAGAAAGAGATAGAAAGGTAATTGATGCTCAATTTTCAAATCAATTGAGTGAAAAACGTGAAGATGCTAAATTAAAGTATGAACAACCTAAAGTTGAAAAGAAGGATGATTTAAATCCACCTCAACCAAAACAAAGAGTGGTTGAGGATGATGGTGAAGGTCTATTTGAATCGATCTTAAACAGAACTACTCAAATGATACCTATGCCAACGGGACTTCCAATGCTCCCCCCAATGCTTCCTCCAATGATCTCCTATGAGCAATCTGCACCCACTGAGGACTTAGAACTTAGTGAAGTTGG